AATCGGTCATTATGCGTATAGTATCATGTACGGTAATCTGTACAGAATCTCGTACAGTATCTGTAGCTATAATAACATAAGGTATATCTTTCCCTTGTTTCCATTTAGTGGTTACTTTAGTCTGATACACCGTATCGGTCTTTATAGACTCTATAACAGCATCAGAGCTATGGCATGACTCATATAGCCACACCATAGCAAAGAACGCTAGAATGATAATTAAGTATTGCTTAATAACACCCATTATTCAGCAGTTGGTACAGGTGTTTCAACAACAGGTTCTTCAGTTGCTTCTTCAACAATTGGTTCTGGAGTAGGCTCTGGTTGAGGAGGTACTGGAGGTACATAATCACCTGTGATTGTTAAGTTAAGTTGAGCAGCTATCCAATCCCAAGCATAAGAATCAACAGTCCATTGAGTGTATGCTTCGCCTGTCATTGTTAAATTGCCTTGTGCAACTTGAACCCCAATTTTACCATCTTCTAACTCTGTCATTAAAGAATAGTAAAAAGTGGCACTTGTACCTAAAGATACGTTTACGGCATAAGCGTTTAATATCTTAGCCTCTAAAGTTTGTCCATTGTCCCAGATTGATACGGGTTGAATTGTTTTCATTTTTATTTTATTTTTATTTTATAAAGGGAATTGTACGCATAAATCACATAATGAATAATAGAATCTTACTGTACTACCACCACCTAATAAATCACCTTTAGTTAAAGTTATATTATAAGTTGTGCTTGGAGTAAGTATATATCGTTGAGCAATGCCAGAAGTTATTACCTGACCAAAAGAAGTAATTGTTGCACCACTAATACTTTTTGCTGGTTGAGGAACAATTAGCATAGAATCATTATTTACAGTACCGCTATTTAAACCTGCACTATTAAAACCAACATACAAGTAAACATCAAAACTATAATAACTTGTGATTGTTCCAGAGGTAGAAACAGATGAGCTACCACTTAAAGGATAAACTCCACTTGAAGGAGTATATACAATAACATCAACAGGACTTGCAGCCTGTAAATCTTGTTTAACTACTAATTGATTAGATGCTTTTGCAGCGTAAGAAGCATAAGAGGTATTAATATATACATAATCATTTGCATCGGCTTTTGTAATACATTCATTAGAAGTTGGAATAGGTTGCTTTTGAATAAATACACCTGTATTAACTGCATCCCAAAGATTGTTAAAAGTAATTGCTTGATTATTTGCTAAACTTACCCAAGACATTATAATAAGGATTTAATAAGTTTTTTTAATTCTGCAATCTCTTTTTCTAAGTAAGCAATTTTTGCAGTATGTACTTGACTATAAGACAAAGTTAAGAAACCATCTTGTCCTTCACTAACTGCACTTGGCAATATTTCTTGTAAGTCTTGTGCATAGTAACCTAATTCTTCCTTGCCATTTTTAATGTATAACTTAGGAGTAATATTTTCTATACCTTTTGCTTGATAATTGTCAGTAATTAGTTTCTTTAATTTTTTATCAGATGTATCAAAGAAACCACCTGTTGCCGTTACAGAACCACCAACGTAAAAAGTAGAACCACTATTTCCTACTAAAATATCATTAGGTGAACTTGAACCTCTAAACACGCTTAAATATCCATAAGCAAAAGAAGCACTACCATCATTAATTTGTAATTTATAACCATTGTCTGCATTTCCTCCTAATGTAGTATTGCCATTCCCGTGAATAGTAAATCTATATGCAGCAGCAGTTCTATTATATACAAACCATTGATTACTATCACTTGCTTGAATTTCGTATTTATTTCCTGTTGATGGATAAAATTCCATACCTGCACTCATTGCAGTAGAAGTTAATCTAAACTGAATATAAGTACTATTGCTTATATTTAAACCTTGCGAAGCACTTGCACTCATAGCAGGAGAACTTGTACCAATTCCAATTATTGCTCCTGCATCGTAAATTCCTGAGTTTCCTATTGTAGAACCACCTGTCCATTTTGTAACATAATTATTAGTTCCACTACCTGTCACACCACTACCACCACCTCCGCCAATTGTAGTTCCATTTATTTGAAATACTCCATTAATATTTACGTTTCCGTTTACTTGTAAAGCACCACCTCCAGAAATATTAGCGTTACCTACTACTAAACTTCTTCCTCTAAACCAATAAAAACCTGTATCGCTTGGTTCTCCCCAATAAACATCTTTTCCTGTTTCGTAATTATATACTCCTGAAATATTACCAGAACCTGATAAATAAGCTATTCTCCAATAAGTTGTTACTGATTGTATTCTATAAGAAGGATTAGTCATATTGGTATAATCACCAGTACCACCACTATAATCTCCATAAATAGTTAATCTACCTGTTGGAGTTGTAGTATTAATACCTAAATTACCACCTCTTAAAAACGAATCACCACTTGATGCTATTAATACATTATCAGTTCCAGCAGAAGTAGCTAAATACAATTGACTATTATTCCCACCTGTATTATATATTCCACCACTATAACCACCTGATGCATTTCTAAAATAATAAGTCCAACTTGAAGTTCCTGCTGCTTGCACATCTAATCTTCCTCCAATAGTAGTTGTTCCAATTCCTACATTTCCAGTACCACTTATAGAGTTAATATATAAAGGTGATGCATTAATTTCAATAGGTTTATAAACACTACTTGTGTCATCGTAGCTATTAAATAAAGTAGTACCTGTTGCACCTACAACCCAATCAGAACGATAACGTGTAGAAGCTGCATTTCTATTTCTTGCACCTTCAGCATATTGTATTGTAACAGAACTTCCATAAGGGGAAGCAGTTCCTAAACCTAAAGCAGTTGAAGTAAGAACCATTTTAGCAGTACCACCACTTGTTTGCCAATTATGAGAAGCTGCATCATAATTAATATTAGTATATGCAGAACCTGTATAAGCTTGTAAATCTACGGAACTTTCTTTTGTAAGCCTTAATACATTTCCTACATAAACACTATCAGCAAATGTTCCTAATCCTGTACCAGAAATAGAAGCAACAAGAGTACCTAATGCTCCTGTTGCAGTAGGACTTCTAACACTTAATGTATCGTTTAATCCATCCCAGCTTCCCTGAAAACAAAAACCATCATTTATGATAAAACCAAAAGCAGATTCAATATCAGACCCACTTTGAGCAAAAAGACCTCCTCCTTTAGATAGTAAAGTAGAACCTACATATTTTGTATAAATACCACCTTCAACATCAAGAGCAAGTCTTGGAGAAGATGTAGCAATTCCTAATCTAATATTTGAATTATCCCAATATAAATTAGTTGAACTTGTAATGCTACTTGTACCATTAAAAAATGCAATTGCAGTAGCAGTTCCCGTACCTGTTACAGGATTAGTTAAAGCATTTTGCTTACTATTAAAAGTATTCCAATCAGTAGAAGTTAAAGCACCTGTTGTTGTAGTATTTGCCGTTGCGATTGATACAGTTGCAGCACCGCTTACAGTTAAAACACTAATAGGAGCAGTTCCACTTACGCTTGAAATACCAGCCGTAATTGTCCACGTTCTGTCTGCACTTAAATCGTATGTATCTCCGTTAATTGTTAAAGTCCTTGTTGTTGGTACACCTCCCAATCCTGCTAATGTATATGTAGGAATGTTCAATGTATTGCTAATAAATGTAGAAGCACCACTTGAACCTGTTGTTGTTAAGGTTATAGCATCTTGCTTATTATTAAAAGTTGTCCAATCAACATTATCTAAATACCCATCAACTGTGCTTGAAGCAGCAGGGATTGAGATAGTATTGCTTGTGTTATCTAAAGGAGCAGTAAAAGATAAAGCGTTCTGCTTATTATTAAACGTACTCCAATCTGTTGAACTTAATTTACCAGTATTTGTAGCAGATGCAATAGGTAAGTTAAAAGTATGTGTATCCCCACTTGAAACGATAGCGAAGTTTGTTCCGCTTGTTCCTGTGGTTAAGTATTGCTCTTGGTCAGTCAAGCTATTCATTGACAAAATACCCTTAGAGAAAGTAGTTACGATTTGGCAAAGTCTATTGTCCTCTGTATAAAGATTCACTGTTTTACTTGCCACATCAACATATATTCTAATAGCTAATCTATCCGTAACCGCTAAAGGTGTTTCTGGGAAAGCCACACTTGTATAGTATGCGTCAATTGTTGTAGTGTTTGTTAACTGCTCTGGAGTAGCCGAGTTAGTCGCAATCAAAGTAAAAGTACTTCCATCGTACTTATAAAACTCTACATAGAAAGAAGCTAAAGAACCACTTGAAGCACTTACATTCATAAAGAACTCAATGTTCCAGTTTCCGCTTGGTATAGAAGATAAGTCAGGGTCTCCAGCATCCGTAATAAATTGAGCAATTAAACCATTCGTAGAAGCAGAGAAGTTAGTTCCAACACCTGTTATAGCATTCTTACTCATTTGATAGTAAGTAGAACCACCAAAAGTGCCTTGATTGACACTTCCGTTTAGATAGTAAGATACCGAACTACCCCCACCTGTTACAGTTGGAATGTCAGCCAAAGTACCATCACCTCTAACGTATTGAGAAGGTAAACCATCTAAAGCGGTTATAACACCATCATTAGCCACTACTGGACCTTGTATGTCCCTTATCTTTGCTTCACCTGTTACCTGTAACTGTGCACTCATTTATATATAAATTTTAACTATTATTTTGCAATTATTCTAACAAACTCATCCGCCTCTAAAGCTCTGCCAAAGGTAAGAACTCCTGTGGTAGCGTTAAATGAAACGTTATCTCCTGTTGGTACACCTGAAGTAGCTATTGACCTAACCTCCATACCACCCCTTGTAACTGACAATATTGTGCCACCTATAAGTGCGGAAATAGTGATTGTAGTTTCGCCTCCAAAGGCTGTGTATTGGTGCATAGTAACATTTGAAGTTTCAATAACAATGCCACCAGGAGTAGCTTGTGTGCCTGATACAGTGTACTCGCCTGTTCCTAATAAATTAACTGAATAAGTAGATACGCCCTCTACAGGACCATTCATATCTAGACTAACAATATTTGCTAATCCTGTAAATACACTATAACCTAAAGTATCTGAGCCATCCCCATTATCATTGTCTATTTGGAACTTAACTACTATTTGTTCTTTAGTTTGTAGCTTGTTAAGTAAAAACAAGTAAGAATAGTCGCTAAGTGCTATAAACCCATCAGCAGCAATATTCCAGTTTATCTGAGAACCTAGATACTCTTTATATGAGTCACTATTAGTCGTTGTAACTTCTACCTGGTCCACACTTGTGCTAAAAGTGCATTTTGTAGCAGCACCGAACTCTACGCTTAATTCAGTTTCTGGATCAT